TTGACGGAGCGTGTAGACACACAACAGGGAATGCTTTTTACCGCCAAAATCAGCGCCACTCGTCTCGGCGACGAATATTTGACACTCGCAAACGACGGCGTAATTGACTCGGTATCGGTCGGCATAAACCCGACAAAATTTAGTTACGACGCAGACGGTGTAATGATCGTTGAAGCAGCCGACTGGACAGAGCTCAGTATGGTCAGTCAAGGCGCGTTCAGCGGTGCAATAATTACCGATGTCGCAGCGAGTATCCCACAAACAGAACCACAAATACAGTTAAATGAAGTTATACCTACACAGGAGAAAATCATGATTGAATCAGTAGAAACACCAGTTGAAGTAGCAGCAGCAGCCGCAGATAAATTGTGGGCAAAACCTGCACAACAATTTGCGATGCCAACACCAGGCGAATATCTTGCCGCAATGCACATCGGTGGCGACACATTTGCAAAAGTTAATTTGGCTTACAAAGAAGTTGTCAAAAAAAATCAGACAGCATTGCAAGCAGCTGCTGGAGACACGGCAACTACTGACACACCAGGTTTGCTACCGTTGCCAGTTTTGGCTCCTCTGGTACAAAATCTGAATTACATTAGACCTGTAGTCACATCGTTCGGACCACGCGCATTACCAAACGGTAACGGCACATCGTTTATTCGACCAACTATCGGTACTCACACATCAGCCGCAGAACAGACACCACAAAATTCCGTTGTGTCGGCGACAACAATGGTGATTGACGCAAACCAAGTTGATCGTAAAACTTTTGCAGGCTCAGCAATGATGTCAATGCAATTGATCGACATGACAGACCCGGCGGCGATGAGTTTAATTCTCAATGACTTAATGGGACAATATATGCTTGCCACAGACAAAGAAGCATGCACAGAGTTGCGTACTGCTTCAATTAACTCTGGCACATGGGACGGCACAAGCCCTGAAAATTTGTTAACAGCAATTTACACTGCAGCGTATGACGCATCAGTCGGCACAAATTTCTTTGTCGACACAATGTATACATCAGTAAAAGTGTGGCAATTACTTGGACAACTTGTAGACGATCAGAATCGTCCGGTGTTTCCAGCGATTGGCGCACCTGGCTTGCTCGGCATGAATACTCTCGGCGCAGGCTCTGCAGCATCATGGTCAGGGCAAAATCCAATGGGTCTTAACATTGTCGTAGACAGCCAATTTGATGCCATTGACGAAAACACTCTGATCGTTGCTAACGCATCTCGTTCGTTCGAGGTGTATGAAAATATGCGCGGCGTGATGACACAGGACCTACCGACCAAAATCTCACGCGAGTTTAGTTATTACGGTTATTTTGCGACATTTGCCGCGATCACCGATCTTATTCGCAACATCGATGTAACAAACCTGTAAGCGAGAGGCGGCTTAACCGCCATGACAACTTACAACACAGCGTCTAAACAACTATTAAATAACTATGCGTGCATAAGCACGCTAGAGCCAACAGAAATAGTTGTCGGTCAATCTGTAACTGTTGCATCTATCAGCGCACCATTCAACGGCACATTTACGGTGCTTGCGTTGCCGCAATATTTATTTATTGGCGCGGACACGACTACTGGCGAATTGTTATTCAATGAAAATGTGGCTGTCCCAAATCAAATTCTTTATGCGTGCACAGGTAGCGACGTTCAATTTATTGCGTTCTATACAGGCACAGTTACATACACGCAGATATGCACTTGGATAGCAGTCGAGGACTTGCTTGCCTATCTGGGCGTAGAAATAGACGAGGAATCTAATGACTATGTTTTGTTAGAGCAATCAGTTTTAGCAAGTAATGCTTTCTGTTATCGCAGACGGCAGGAAGCAAACTATTTTGACCAGCTTGATGTAAGCCCAGGCGGAGACGCCACGCTAGGTACTTTGATGTACGGAGCAGCGTTGTGGCGTAGTCGAGGTTCACTAGAAAACTCTTTTGCATCATTCGACACAATGGGTCAAGCCCCACAACAATCGCTGACCCCAATAATAAAACAATTACTCGGTATCGATCGTCCCTCGGTTGCCTAATGGCATACACAGATTTACTAAACGAAGCGCTAGACGATCTCACGACAACACTTGAAGCAGTCTCAGGATTGCGCGTTGTAAATGACCCAACCAAGATCGTCCCTAATTGCGTTTTTCTTTTAGCACCAAGTTTCACGACGGCAGCTGGTAACGGCAACATAATTCGCATGGACTTTCCAATAAAAGTCGTCGGCTCAGGTCCAGCAGGGCTCCCGGTGCTCAGACAAATCATGTCAATAGTTGCCACAGTGCTCGGCTCCACGATTGTCGTAATGTCTGGGCGACCCAGCACACTTGAAGTAGGCGGTCAAGAATTTCCGTGCTACGACCTAGCAATAGGACTCGAAGCTAGAACGTCTTGACAATATCCACACTAAGCACGATTAAACCTGATAAAACTATTACTACAAACAAGGAGTAACAAATGGCAACTTTTCTAAGTAACGCGGTAATCACAGTGACAGGCTCGGGTTCTCCAGTTGTCTTAAGTTCGCAGGGCAACACTTGCACAATTACAGCAGGACGACACGCGCTAACAAGCACAGCGTTTGGCGACACAGGCGACCAGCAGACTCCAGGACTGAATTTCTGGAATTGCAGCGTAGAACTTTATTTGGATTACGGCTCTGGCTCAGTTGAGGAAACTCTTTACGATCTACTTAGTAACGGCAGTTTTTCAATGGAAGTTCACCCAAGCTCGGGCGCTAAGTCTGCCAGTAACCCATATTGGGAATTGTCTGACGGAATGCTCGAATCGTTCACGCCAATAAATTCAACCACTGGAGAGCTGGCAATGGTAACATTTTCGGCAAATGGTGGCGACTGGGCAAGAGACATAACCCCATAATCAGACGGTCATACCTGACCGAGAACAGGAAACAATGAAAGTCAAACTCAAATTAGATTTAGCGGACGGCAAAGCCGAGCGCGAACTAACAACTAATTTATTTGTAATATGCGAATGGGAAAAAACCGAAAACAGGCGAGTCTCAGACGGTAAAGGCATCGGCTACAGCGATCTAGTTTGCTGGGCTTATAACTTGGTTAAACTTGCAGGAGACAAAGTGCCAGACTCTTGGCGCAAATGGCTTGAACAGAATCCAGATATGCAAGTGACAGCAGTGGACCAAACAGACCCAAACCCTACGGGGCTGGAACTTACCGAAGGCAACTAGCAGAACTACTAGTAGCTACAGGGTGGTATCCAGCCGATATTGAATTTGACACTCGCGACCTGCTCACAGTCATTACCATATTAAATAGTCGTAAGAGGTAATCAATGTCGGTCAGTACAACTATTACAGTCGTCGGAGTTAAAGACACTATTAACGGTTTGCGCAAAATTGACCCACAACTACAAAAAGACTTCAAAGCTCAAGCGACACTAATTGCACAGCCAGCAGTTCAAGCTGGCAGAGATGTTTATACAGCGCTTCCGCTTAGTGGCATGAAATATAAATGGACTCAACGCGATAGAAAACTATTTCCGTTTACAGTTTCCAAAGCAGCTAACGGAGTTAAAATGCGTTTTGATACTCGACGTAACGCGGTAGGCGTGATTTTAATTGAGCAGAAAGACCCAGCTGCAGCGATCTTTGAAACTGCTGGACGCGCTAACGCGAACAGATTAAGTAACTCGCTCGGCTTCGTGGGTCCTGGACGCACTCGACTTATTGGACCTGCAGTATATAAAGCGCGTCGAGGCGTTGAGAAAGAACTAAAGTCTGCGGTCATGGACGCGATGCGCACAGTGCAGAGAGAACTCTAGATGTTATCTATCCCGATCATTGCAGAATTTGACGGCAAAGGCATTGATAAAGCGATACAGCAATTTAAGCAGTTAGAAACTAACGGTGAGAAAGCTCACTTTGCTTTACAGAAAGCAGCGCTCCCAGCAGCTGCAGCGCTTGCAGCGGTAACAGGCGCACTAGGACTCGCAGCTAAAGCAGCAGCCGAGGACGAACAGCAACAAGTTTTGCTTGCTACAGCGATGACTAACACGGTTGCAGCAACTGACGCGCAAGTCAAAGCAACTGAGGACATGATTTCGGCGTTTAGTCGAGCGACTGGTACTGCGGACAGTGAACTTCGTCCAGCCTTTGCGTCACTATTACTCGGTACACGCGACATCGAGGAAGCCACTAAAGCGTTAACAATCGCGCAAGACGTGTCAATAGCTACAGGAAAGTCACTTTCGGAAGTTTCTGACGCGCTCGCTAAAGCTTACGGCGGAAACATGAAAGGGCTTCAGGCTTTATCTCCAGAGATTAAAGCAATGATTAAAGAAGGCGCAACAC